GGATAGAATTGATCTGCTGTTCTAATGCAGTCTCAGCAGCATATTCACCATCCATTAGAAAGACGTTGCCATGAGGATCAGCAAAACCAACTATGTAACAATAGGGAACCGCCAAGCCATAATCATACCCTTCTAGGTAAGTCATGGATGCGGTAGTCTGTACGAGCTTCCTGAAGTACCTTTCAATGAGATGATGCGACATGATATGCACATCCTGGTTAAAGTCAGGATATACAAGTCCTTCATAGCTGGCCCATTCACCCATCAAGAAGCGTTGACGCATCTGACCGTTGTAAGATGCCTCTAGTGTCTGGATAAAGTCAGGTTCCAGGTTATCCTTGTTTTCGTAGGTCGACCCTTCATACAACTCGATGATTGGTATAGGAAGTCCGTTCTCCCCTTGAATTGGCCTACCATCAGAATCTGTTTCACACAGAAGCCGGTCGTTGATGATCCCCCTACCCAATTCATGGAGAGGACGAACTAACTCACGGTATACCCAGTTACGAGTTGGATTAGTTGTCAGGATGAAATGGCGTGGACCTGTCTCTGGCATTGTAGGGTCTTCGCCAGTATAGGGAGTCATGCCACGGAGCCGACCAAGAAGATCAAGGAAGTCCTTATGGACGATTTCGGGATCTTCCATTTGATCGACGATGATCCAATCATACGTCGCAGATAGAAGATTCGATGTCGTAGCTTCCTGGCCGCTCTTACCTTGCTGAGCAATGTAACGGAAGTTGATTGTCGTTCCGTTCTTGAGAGTGCAAGTATTGGATGCGTTCTGACTTTTGGGGAACGACTCAATCCAGTCATTAGGACACCACTTGATGAACTCCTTACGCAACGTATCATTCAGTTTCGGATACGTTGAACGAGCCATCAATCCATTGCTGCCAGGGTAATCCTTGGCAAACTTGATAGCCTTGATACAGGCACTAGCAGTCTTACCGTTAGCGAATCCGCCACCAAACAACTGTATCTTGGATCGACTCTTTAGGAATCGATCCGATAAGCTATCTTCAGCAAGGCGGTAAGTCGCCACTATGGACGCTCAATCTTCTCCCAACTGGCATTAGTAGAACCATACGCACGATACGTGTTCTCGTTTGCGGTGTCCTCTACCAACTCGCCAACGAAGTTAGGAGTGGTTGCGCCAACAGGTGTTGCTGAGAGTGTCTGATTGATCTGAGTAAGTGGGTTTTCTGGACCGGAACCAACCCGTCCACCACCATTGCCACTAGAGTCTGCTACGGTTGCCATTGTCATCTCCGTCTTGGTAAGAAGATATGAATACCATCCCTTTGGTCTTGTTGACGTTTCAACAAAGCTGTAACTAGTTCAGGTCGAACTACCATTAGAAGTCATCCGCGTCCGCATCGATTGTGGGAATCTCTTCCCTCTTGTTGACGTATTCGATACGCAGTCCGCCTTCCATCTTCACTCTGTGTTCTACTACATCGGCGGGTCGGTGTCCAGAGCGATCTAGTACATCCTTAGCCGCAGCCATCTGTGTGCTCTCGCTTTCACTAGTCAACAAACCAGTCATAACATTCGCTGCACTGACTGACTGTTGTACGAACATCCCACGTACATGATCAAGGTCGGACTCGATAACATTCTTAACCAATGCCTGTTGTAGATCGTTATACGCATCATGCATCTTAATAGCACGAATCTGTTCAATTGGAATCGACAATATAGAGCTGATATCCTCTTCTGACACTCCGAATAGAGTGTAACAGAGAATGATGCTGATCGCATTCATCTGTTTGGGAGGTACAGGTAGCTCGTGGATTCTACGACGAGCAATGACCATCTCACGTTGAATTGCCTCGTTGTTAGGCACTTCAACCACTGTTTCCTCTACATCCTTCAGGACGGCACCAGATAGGGGGTTTATCTTAGTGCCGTCCTTCAGGATAAGAGGTTCTATGCCGGTCGGGAGCATAGATGTTACTCAGCGTCTTGTTTACCACCACCACCATTCCCAGAACTGTCGGTCGGATACGTGGAGGGCGAACGTAGCGCCCGAGCACCACTAGGAATGATCTCGGTCTGGAGTGCGGTAACGTCAGCCGCTGAAACGGCACGAGTAGTGTTCGCACTTCCAGTAGTCGGTTGTTTATTGTAAAGCAGGTCGATCTGTTCGTTCGAGGTAGTACCACGAACGCCACCTTGGACGTTATCATCAACGTCTCGGGCTGCATCGACTTGTGTAATCGTCACAGAGGCGTTTGTTGCTGGAGTTGAATCGGTAAGAAGAGTGGAAAGGATCTCGCCCATGTTCCGCATTCCACGTTTACGTAGAATACGCATAAGCTGATACCTGTTCGGTGATCGTCCACTTAGGAAGGTGTAAGGATCGCTCCCTTCACCCCAGAAGCCTGCGCTAGTAGCCATCGCTCTTGTTCCTCGATTTGTTTTGCTAAACGGCTGATTTCAGGATGTCGCGTATCAGATGTATTTCGTATTCCTGTATACCACTGACTTACGACTTCGTAGATCACTCAGGACTGCCGTCCTTTGTAAGTATAGATGTATCACGAATCCTGAAACCTGTCAACCCGTAAACT